TGCGAATACAAAACCAAGGATGGGGTGATTCGGTGCTGCAATCTGTTTATAATCGCCTCCGCGGGTTAGGTGAGTCGTACCTAAACATTGAAAATATTCTTGATGAATTTATTCTCGGTGTGTTAACAATTGATAACCTCCAGGAATTAATTGCATCTGGCAAAGAAGCCTTGATACAAAAGCGTCTCACTCAGATTGATTTATCGAAGCATATTATTAATTCTATCCTCGTTGATAAAGAAGAAAAATTTGAAAGACATTCAACAACGACAACAGGATTAAAAGAATTGATGGATGTTTTAATTGAGGGAGTGTCTGCTGGAACGGGGATCCCGGTTTGTTTACTAATGGGACGCAGTGTTGGAGGACTTGGCTCGGAGGATGCCTCCCTTGTTAGGTTATACTATGATAAAATATCCGCGCAGCAAGAAGAAGATTTACTTCCGCAATTGGAACAGTTAATTCGTTATATTAATATTGCGCAGAATAACGTTCTCGGCGATCAATGGGAGGTTTGTTTTAGTCCTCTTTGGCAACCGACGCAGAAAGATGCAGTAGCGACCAAACTCGTACAGGCGCAAGCGGACGAAATTTACATGCAAAATGGAACTTTGCTCCCCGAAGAAGTCGCGCTTGCCCGATTTGGTGGGGATCACTATTCGGATGATATGGTACTTTCTCCAGCACACCAAGCGGAACTTGAACAATATAAACAAATGCCAGACAATACTGAAGCATTAATCGCAGATGTAAATCGTGAAAAGGAAAATGCGATTAGTGATCCTGCGGATCGACTTGGAGTAAATAAAACCACCGATCTTAAAACGATGGCGTTAGGTTTTCCAAAAGAAAGTTCTAAAATCGCCGGTTCCGCTCCGATGCAAGGAACCGTTCAAGATGTCATAGCAAAAAAACAGGAATAAAATAAATATGTCACATAATCCTTTTTCACAGCGCGCGCGAATAATGCGCCAGCATAAACGTCAAGGAGCAAAACCATTTAAAAAAGCTCCACGGTGGCTTTATCCGATGGCTATCGAAATAAAGTACAAATTATTTTTACTTTCTTTTATAAAGCGATTAGAAACGCATGTCAGGCGGATTCTATTGCCCGTATTACCTGGGATTATTGCGGATTCAAATATGCTGCAACGAGTAGACGCCTGGGGAGAAGAGCTTGAAAGTGTTATGGAGGGACTATCAATTTCGTTTGATAAAGAATTAAGTGATGACGCTTTACAGGCATTTATGCAAACGATTACCGAAAGAACAAACTTATGGAACACTACGCAACTTCATTCCCTTGTAAAAACAGTGATGGGAGTAGAACATTATGCCTATGAACCTTGGCTTAATAGTCACATGAAATCGTTTGTAACCGAGAACATTGGATTGATTAAGAAACTTAAAGAAGAGACTTACCAAAATATCAATCACATCGTGCAAAGTGGAGTACGCGGAGGTGATTCTTATAAAACTATAGGCAAGGAAATTTTAGGAACTGATCTGGAACCAGGGCAATTTACAAAAACAGCAGATCGGGCGCGATTAATTGCTCGTGACCAAATTGGAAAGTTTAACGGTGAGTTGACTAGCATACGCCAAAAGTCAATCGGCATATCTGAATATTATTGGCGTACTGCCGGAGACGAACGCGTACGTGATTCGCATGATGCACTTAATGGTATGCTTTGTAAATGGGACGATGATACTGTCTATTCAGACGATGATGGTGAAACATGGAAACCACGTACATCGGAGATGTTTGAAGGAAATCCGGGGGACGATTATCAATGCCGGTGTTGGGCCGAAGCTAAATTTACCGAACCATCTTCTAATGATGAGGAGGCAATTGATGAATCCGAGTGAAATTTTAAGTTTACTTTTAATAACGCTAAAAAAATACATGTGCAGGGAATCATTTACCGGTAAGATAATCTTTACCATACATTGTCGAGAAGGCAGAGCTGCAAAGTGCACTTCTGATGTTCAAGAAAATTTCACCAAAATTTTCATAGAAAATAATGGTTGCGTAATTGATAAAAAATAAATTTTTATTGTACTTTTTATAAAATACATATTATATTATAGTCGTGCAAGAGTAGCGCGATAATATCAACCCTCTTGCATGAGTAACAATCATAGCTTGGTGGACGCGCGATAATATCAACCCCGCCATGGTTTGTCTGATTGGCCTGAAGCCTTTTCAAGACGAAACATGGTAGGGTTTTTTATTTTAAGTTGTTATAAACGCATTTTAAGCATGTTTTAACGCATTGGAGTGTTGACATGTGCACTACTAAGGCTTAGTTCGATCAAATGCGTCTATCGTGCCTTGGATTTATCTAAGAATGACTATGGACTTTTTATTTAATATACCTGACGAAGAGCTGCTTAACCTTGCCGAGAACATACGCCTACGAGAAGAGGCAAAGATTAAAGTGCAAGAGGATAAAGTTATTAAGCAAGAAATTGCGTATATGACAAGAGAAGTCCCTGTTTCATCGATCTGCAAAAGGAATTGAGTATGGATGAAGTAATTCGATACGACCGTTCGTCAATAGGAAAAACATTTAAAACGTCTAATGGTTTTTTACGTACTGATGCCGTCATTACACGTACGGGAATTTTTAAATATAAAAATCCAGATGGAACGATACGCCGGGAACTTCGCCGACCAGAAGAGGTATTTAAACAAGATGCACTTGATTCAATTAAGATGATACCTGTTACAAATAATCATCCATATTTAGTTTCGGGCGATGAGAATGATAAAATGGTTACTACCGTGAACGCTGGAAAATATCAAGTTGGATTTACAGGGGAGACTGTTCGAAAGGATGGCGAAAATGTACGGACCACCTTAACGATTACCGATCCGGTCGCAATCGAAGCAATCGAGCACCAAGGACGAAATAAACTATCTTTGGGTTACAAAACGAAATTAATAATGGTTCCTGGAATTTATAATGGTGACGCGTACGATTGTGAACAGACTGAAATCCGCAGTAACCATCTCGCTATTGTTGATATTCCTCGCGCCGGTGATGTCGCTAAAATTGAGCTTGATTCCGCTGATATTGATATTATTGACCCTGTTAAACCTGTTCCACTTGAAAAGGAGGCTACAATGCCTAAAGTAAATTTGGATGGTATTGAGTATGAGGCTCTTCCCGAGGTTGCGAATGCACTGACGAAAGCGTTGAAATCCGCTGCGGATTTGCAAACGAAGCTTGATGGTATGGCAAAAGGTATTGACAAAATCAATGCCGACGCCGATACTCTTAAAGCGGAAAACGTGACTCTTAAAGCGCGTGATATTAGTAAAGAAATTTCCGATGGCGTCATTGCCCGGCTTGCTCTTGAGCGCATGGCCGCGGTTTGTTTGGATTCCGAAGATAGTCTTTCTTCCTCCAGCGACGCGGAGATCAAGACCATGGTTATCGAGAAAGTGTTCCCCGAAATCAAACTTGACGGGAAATCGTCCGATTATGTCAATGCTTGTTTTGATAATGCAGTTGCTTTGATTGTAAAGAACGATGATGGCGCCGCGATGCGGGAGCAGCGTAAACAATCAGGCAGTGAAGGTATTAATAATGATGGTAAAGCGGATGATCCTCGGTCCGCTTATGTAGATCGTTTGGTTCACGCGTATCAAGTAAAAAAGTAATCATTTACAAATAATATAAACATTTACAAGGAGTAAACATGCAGTTAGCTTATAATAGCAACATGGGGATCGCGAATCCCGGTATGATAGCGGACGCTGCTTTCGATATGATCGAAAGTTTTCAAGCATACGAAGTAATTAATATCGGCGTAGGTATCATCAAACGCGTCGGTAGTGATTACCAAGGGCGTTTACCGCGAGCCAACAAAGCAAAATTGGTTTTTTCCGGTGACTTTTCCGGGACTGATGCCTTTGTTATATCAGTTAATGGTACGTCCATATCGTCAACCGTATATGGTTCCAGCCATCTCGCGACGGTGAACGCGGCGCTTGTAAAACTCAATGCTTTGACGGCGATCGTTTTGCTTGCATATATTGATACTACCGATATCACAAACCGGACCATCTATATCACGACGCTCGATGGACTCGATAGTGTCGTGACGTATACTGCTTCGGTTGGTTCAATCACCGGAACTGTAACGAAAGGAAGCGCGGACGTGCTGGAAGGTGTATCGGTTAGCACGATGGCAAAAGAGGAAACTCTTGGGACACTGTTGGTGCAATTCGCCGTCGGCGAAGCGATACCGACCATGCGTAAAGGTAAAATTTATGTTTTCCCGACAACGTCCGTCGCGTCAGGTGACGCCGTATATTGCCGTTTCTACGTGGACGGTACGGGACTTATGCTTGCCGGCTCTTTCGGAAATGTAAATACCGATGGTTTATCTTTTATAGTGACGGATGCGATATGGAAGACGACCGCGGTTGCGGGTGCGCCGGCAATCCTTGAAATCAATCGGCCTTAATTCGGACAAATAAACAATACATAAACCCTCACAGGAGTTATAAAATGAAAGAAGTAGTGCGAGCAGTAAATTTGGACGCGGGCGAGAGTATGTTTTTTGCCCGTCAGTTAGAGTACATTAAACAACAGTCATATGACATTCTTTACCCGGAGTATAAGGCGATAACAATGATTCCGGTTTCGACCGAAGCCGGTCCCGGTGCAGAATCGATTACCTATCGTGAGTTTGATACGGTAGGCATCATGAAGGTTATCAGCAATTATGCGGATGATCTTCCTCGGGCCGATGTACGTGGTAAAGAGTATACGACTCCCGTGCGATCAATCGGAGGATCATACGGTTATAACGTGCAAGAAATTCGTGCTGCCAGAATGGCTAATAAACCCCTGGAACTTCGCCGGGCCGAGGCGGCGCGTCGTGCGTATGAACAGATGGTCAATCGTATTGGTTGGTTCGCAAAATCGGATGATGGCATTTATGGAGGTCTTACGGGACTACTTTACAATGCGAACATCACCAAAGCGGACGCTAACACGGGCGATTGGGTTAACCCCGGTACGACCGCGGATCAAATCATATACGATTTCTCAACCGCCTTTTTTGCGATGGTATCATTGACAAAAGGCGTCGAGTGGCCAGATACGATTCTCATACCTCCGAAACAGTATGGACGTTTACGGACCTTGCCGCGGTCTACGATTTCCGATACCACCGTTATGACATTCTTGATGAATGCTCATCCGGAAATCAAACAGATCGAATGGGTCAATGAATTGTCCGGCATTTCCCCTAAACCGTCAACTCCGACGGCTATCGGCGCGGGCGGAACGCCTTATGCGTCAGGTTACAAAACAGATGCAATGGTAATGTACAAAAAAGATCCAATGAAATTGACGTATGAAATTCCGCAACCGTTTGAACAGTTCCCCGTTCAAGAGCGTGGACTTGAATACCTTATTCCGACGCATGCTCGGGTCGGCGGAGTTATATGCTACTATCCGCTATCGCTCGCGATCGTCGAAAAAATTGGGTCTGATACGTATCATTGATTAACAGGAGGGGTTTAGCCCTCCCTCGCTGGTGGGCCGAGGAAACAGTCCACTATATTTTTTATAATGTCAAAACATTTTTCACTTAGGAGGGCTACATGATAGTTTTACGAAAACAACCTTGCGTGCGAATAATTGGTGGAGTTACCTTTTTCCCAGGGCTTAACGGCGACGTACCTGAAAAAGTAATGAAGGAGATTTCTTTTCAACAAGAAGTTGAACTTGGTATAATGGAAATCTTATCAAAAGATAAGGGCTTTGTTGAGATCGAACAACCGAAGATTGATGACATTGATGAACAGATCGTCAGCGCCGTTCTTGCCTCTAAGTCGAATCAGGCGATTAAACTTGTTCGTAATACGCTCAAAATTAAAACCATTGAGGCACTCGCGGAGAGGGAAACTCGTCCTCCAGTACTTGCAGCTATTGAAGAGCAACGAAAATTACTTTTTGTTGAATTAAAGACCGAACCGAAAAAAGAAGAAGAGAAGTTTTAAAAGTGACTCCTTTACAAATTATATCACTGCGGGCCCCTCAATGGGCCGTCGATCCCCGTCTCTCCAGTACGCCGTCATTGATTGATTTGGCGACTGAACAGACGGGGACTATTTTTGCTGCGCAAACGGCGCTTGCTACTGCTTTACGTGTGCTTCATTGGTTCGCTCTTGAGGCACAAAGGGGAGGAACCCCAGGCAATGGTCAAAACGGAGGAATAGGAATTACTGGGAGACTTTCCAGTGAAACCGAAGGTGCCTTGTCTAAATCATTTGGTGATGGTGGTGCTAAAGCGTCACGATGGGCAGATTTACAATCTACGTCTTACGGTTGTGAATTAATTCAGCTAATTCGTTCTTGTGGAGTACTTCCGCGCACGCGGGCGATGGATTCAACGGGAACCGAAGAATCAGTGCTCCCTGGATTTTTTTCGAATACTTATGGACTATAGGAACAGCTTATGTTTCAAGGTTATATTTTACAAAATGGAATACGACACGACGGAGGTCCGGGTTCGGGACCGCAAGGAGGATCGCATATCGAACACAGTGCAACGGCTTTTATGCATCGCGCTGGAAAAGGTGAGGATATAGATAAATTAATGAAAGAAATAGCGGAGAAACATGGAATACGTCCCGAAAATCAACATATAATCCGCCGTACTTTGGAGCATATGCAGAATATGGATAAGGTTATGGGACTTCGAAAATTAGGATTAGCGTCATAATGGCTATTTCACAACGTATAGTGGATCATGGTTATGCCGCTGTAATGTCTGAAATTAAAAAAGCAGATCACCTATATGTAAAGGTTGGTTTTCCTGTCGAAGGAGAACTGGCAGCGGGCGATGCAAAAGATATATCGGAAATAAATTTAATTGCAGCAGTGCAAGAGTTTGGGTCCGAAAAACGTAATGTTCCCGAGCGGTCTTTTATACGTGCAACATTTGATAGTGAATATGAAAATCTTCAGCGGTTTAAAGAACATGAATATTTACAAATTGTACAAGGAAAACAAACAGCATTAATGGCAATTGGACAAATAGGCGAGTGGTTGACTAATAAAACAAAAGGATATATTAGAAATATTATTCCTCCACCTCTTAAAGAGGCAACAAAGAAAAGAAAAGGTCGTGGTGGAGATTCGGCAGTGCCTTTAATTGATACCGGACAAATGATAAATACTATTCAATGGGTTATAACTGAAGTGAAATCATGAGTAATCTTTTTCGTAAATCTTTGGTGTATAATCGACTCGCTCCAGGATCATTTGTTTTAGGACGATGGGTAGAAGGTGCGGCAACTCTGTCAACATTTATGGCATCGGTGCAACCGACTACTCCGCATGACGTTCTATTTCTTGATATAGCGCGACGAGAAAGAAAGTCATATACGCTCTATACTGATACTAAGTTGATTGCATTGACGGCTGGAACGACTAATCCGGATCGTGTTACGATTAACGATGAGATTTACGAAGTGGATATTGAAGCTCCATGGCAAAATAATGTCATCAGTCACTATAAATTTATCATCACCTTAATGCAGGCGATCGAGGTATAATTATGATTAATCAAATAAAGTTTCAAGGATATATTTTGTCAAGTGGTATCCGACATGATGGCGGATCAGGCTCCGGTAATTTTGGTCATGCTGGAAGACCTGGAGAGCAGGGCGGATCAGGGGAAAGTGGTGGTGATGGTGGTGGACAAATTAAGGTAGGAATGCGTGTACGTACTCCGTATGGAGAAGAAACGGTGACGGCTATCTCGGCTAAGGGAATACACACTAAGGAAATCGGACCTAATGCATGGTATCATCCATCAAAGGTCTCTCTCATTGAAGTAAAAGGAAAAGCATCAAAAATGAACGCCATAGAGGATACCGTAGCGCCATGATCTCTACCCATACTATAGAGGATGGGCTTTACGCTTGGGTGACTTTAGTTCTTCCAGCGATTACGGTGATTTGGTTTCATGAGAACGCACCTCGACCTGTTGTTCCGTATATAGTGTTGCATTTATCAACGATAAATAGTGTAGGAGTAGACGTCGTATTGCCACCAAATAGTATAACACAAATTTCCGAAGTAGTAGGTAATCGTGACTTTACTTTACAGATAAAAGGTATTGGAACTTATTCGATGGAATATCTTGAAACACTTAAAATATCATTGGAAAAACCAAGTATTCAAGCCTTTCTACGGACTAAAAATATTGTTTTTGTGGATCGTCTTGCCTTAGCTTGTATCGCCGAGGTAGTTGATAATAGGTATGAGGAAAGAAACATACTTGATCTTAAATTCCGCTTTGCACAATACGACGATGATTTTGTTGGAGTAATTGATCACGTAGATATTGAAAAAGATTTTTTAAGTCTTGATTTGAATACGATAACTGTTGAACATATAACCTTGTAAAGGAGGAACGTCATGAGCGCTCCTATTAAAGACATCGTAAACGTAACAATAAATCGGGAATCAATTAATATTTCCCGAGTTGGTTTCAGCACCGTATTAGTTTTAGGAGGGGACGCTAATTTCCCCGAACGGTTAAAGTACTTTTCGGACCTACCATCACTTGCCCTCGCTTTACATGGTGGAGTAAATTCTCTACAATACAAGGCGGCACAAGCGGTTTTTTCGCAGAGTCCTAAAGTAGCACAAATCGCTATCGGGCATCGTGGTGCAAATATTATCATCACTGAAAATGCCGGAACGTATACGGCGGGAACGATCACAGGTCTTGTTAATGGTCATGCAATCAGCATCGCTTATGACACAGATAAAGCGACCACTTTAGGGAATCTTGCTACCGCAATTGCGGCCGTTGATGGAATTACTTCTGCGGTATATGCGGCAAACGCGATCACTGTTGTTCCTGACGCTGCAACAGTAGCAAGTATATCACTCGACGTTACGGCGGTTGCCGGGACTATGACAATAATTTACAGCACGGTAGAGACGGAAGATTCTGCCGATGCACTTGACGCTATTCAGGCCTATGATTTTAATTGGTATGGTGTCATATCAACATCACGTGCGACTGCTGACGTAGAAGCTATAGCGGCATGGGTTGAAGCAACGCCGATGAAGTTTTTTGTGACTGCATCATCCGATGCAAATATAGTTGATGAATCGGTAAGCGCTGATACCACGTCTATTGCGGCCCTGTTTAAAAATAACTCTTATCTGAAGACTGCGGTTGTATTTCATACGCTTGCTACTACACAGTACGCTGATGCCGCTTTACTTGGCGTAATTCTTCCGCTTGATCCTGGGTCATACACGGCAGCATTTAAAACACTTTCGGGGATCACCGTTGATAATCTTTCTGCGTCACAACGTGTAAACGCTTTTGCAAAATTTGCTAATGTGTATGAGTACGTTGCTGGAGTAAATATTCTTCGTAAAGGAACAGTGAGCGGGAATGAGTACATTGATGTGATGATTTTTATTGATTGGTTGGACGCTCGTTGCACGGAAGCGGTTTTTGCGGTTTTGGTCGGAAATCAGAAAGTCCCGTACACTGATGTTGGTATCGCATCAATTCAAAATGCTCTTAGTCAACCGTTAAAAGCGGGGCAAAACGTTGGAGGGATTTCTCCGACCGCGTACGATTCACAAAAGAAACAAATCGGCGGATTCTATATCATCGTTCCGCGGCTTGAGGATATTTCAACGATTGATAAAACGGCGCGTGAGCTTAATGGTGTAAAGTTTGTGGCGTATCTTGCCGGCGCAATCCAGTACGTAGCGATTCAAGGTTATGTAACATATTAATTTACGAATAGGAGGCCATTATGTCGGTTAGAACGTATGACCCTAAACAAGTGTTGGTAATTATCGGAGGTATTCCGATGAGTGGTTTCGCCGATGGTGCATTTGTATCTGTTGAGCGTACTTCTGATACATTTACAAAAGTGAGCGGGGCCGATGGTATTATCTCTCGTGCAAAAACTAATGATCGGAGTGGAGCGTTAAAATTCACCATCGCTCAAACATCGCCAAGTAATGATGTGCTTACCGGAATTGCTATCACCGATGAACTCTCAAACGCCGGCGTTGTTCCTGTTCTCATTAAGGACAACAGCGGGCGTTCGGTTTTCGTTTCTGCTTTTGGTTGGGTAAAAAAACCACCAACATCAGAATTTGCGAAGGATATTACTAATAGAGAATGGACACTTGATCTTGCTGACCTTGATGTTTTTGTTGGAGGTAATGCTGATGTAGGTGTTTAATGGATCTTATTATTCTTTATTTTTTACGAAAGGGCTAAACCATGATTTACACAAAAGAAAAAACCATTGATAATCATACGATAATGGTTACTTCGTATCCCGGCCGGCGAGCATTAACCAATAAAACACGATTAATAAAATTATTAGGTTCATCTTTTGCTCGTCTTTTTTCTGACGATCAATCCGAATTTGAAATGTTAGGTACTGCGATAGATATTCTCGTTGAGAAAATTAGTCCCGACGAATTCACTCGTTTTATGATGGAATTACTTTGTAGCACGCGTATTGATGGAAAAGAAATTGATGAGACTACTTTTGATAATGAGTTTTCCGGCAATCTTCCTTTTATGTATAAAATACTTTGGTTTACTTTGGAGGTGAACTACGGTAATTTTTTCGCGGACGGCGGTATTGGGAAAATCCTCACAAAACTAAAAAGAACAGTGCCGCCGGACGTATCGAAAAAGTTTACGAAGCAATAGATGAGGAACTTGTTGAAGAACTCAGTATATGGCGTTTAGTAAAGGCAGGAATAACCTCACTTGAGGAACTTGAGACAATTTGGAGTCTAGATGACGTACTAAGGGCCAATGCCGTACTTGATATAACAGAAGAAATAGAACGATTAACAATTGAAGAAAGTAGGAAGTAGGAAACAATGCGAAAGTTTGTTACACGATCATTGACGCGAACCGAACTTTTAGTTACCTCTGTTTTATTACTTCAATTTATGACATATATATTTGGGATTTTTGGTAATCCAATTAAGGCAGGTTTTGAACTTGGACGTAAAGTAGAAAGTTTACAATTACAACTAACTAATCATTGTATCTCTGATTCATCATGGAAGCAGTTAATTAATTTACGATTTGACGTGAATGCCTCGGATCATGCAGTAATTAAATATGATATGCAACAAATAAAAAAAGTGGTTATCCGACCGAATCCACGGGCATCGAAAGAATAAAAATGGCTTTTCGCGAATTAATAAATTTGATTGGTTTCGAACTTGACGAAGCGGCGATGCGTGACGTCGAAAATCGTACGCACGCCATGT